ATTTTTGTAATATCTTTGTATCTAACTTGATGTCTATAACGTTCCCACCATTCCTCACGGACTCTACGAAGAACATCATTTTCTGCTAATTGTAATTGATCGTCAAAGTCAGTTATTCCAAAACCAAGTATATCTGGTTGGATTTTTTGCACATCACTTGCGGCTACACTAAACTCTGACGTTGCCATTATTTAGATTTCTTTTTCTTTTTTTTCTTAGGTGTTTCAACAATAAGTGATTCTGCTTTAACACCTTGAACTTTAAAACCTTTGCGTTCCCAGATTTCAACGTTTGCCTCATAATCAGATTTATTACGAGTGATAACTTTGCCTGTTGAACTAACTAATTTAATTTTTTCCATAATTTATCCTAACAGATAAGGGGTGGATAAACCACCCCTAATTAAGTTCTAGTTAATTACTGATTCCGCAAGTATTTCTACTCCGTATGAGTCGTGTAGCTCACCTACACCAAATACTGCAGTAGCAACTATCTCGTCTGCACGTAGAGACGCATCTCTTTGTGTTTCGATTTTTAGGTCTTGCATCATAGCCATACCTAAAGCATCTTGACTGAAAATAGCACCTTTACAACTATCGGTATCAGTTGTTCCGTCAACATTTGAAGATTCAAAGATTTGAACCCCAGCAATGTTTCCAATGTAGCCAGTTCTTAATGCCTCATTAGTTAAGTCATTAGGATTTGGATTAACAAACGTATTTGTTAAATTTTTCTTAACATTGTAAGCAACTTTTGGATTTAACACACCGAAATATGGTCCAGGAACATTAGCTTGTCTTAATGTAGCTACTGCTTGGAAAATTTTATCGACTGTTAATTCTTGACCAGCACCACCAATGCTTGTTGAAAAACCATCAAACAATGCTGTTAAGTCTTGATCCATTTTAGTTGCGATTGCCTCGCCAAATAATCTACCGATGTCAGCTGCAACATTTCTAGATGCAGAATTTCTCGCTAGGTCTGTTAATGTAGTCATGATTCCCACTTCACTCGCAGTTATAGTAACTGATGTAGGATTGACTGCTGTGTTAGAAAGATCAGATGCCTCACTTACAGCTGCTGCTGAAACTGTTGAATAAATCGGTACTTCAACTGATTTACCACCACCAGCAATAGTGTAATTACGGACAAGACCTCTCATAACGGATTGCTCGCTTGCAACGAACAATGCCTCTGCAACGATTTCGGTATATAGTTCCGATATCGTGCTACTTGTCGTTTCGTTAGCCATTTTTACTCCTTTATGGTTTACGGTTTATTGTTAATAACCGTAGGACCTGAATTCCTTTGCTTTCTGTATTCAGCATACTTTTTCCTGTCCGCAGGGTTATTCATATCTAACTCACTCAGATTGAAAGGTTTACTGAGCTCTGACCTATCCACATTTGACACTGAGCCACTACCACTCGGAGTAGCAGTAACAAAGTGAGGGTTCTGTGTTAAAAACTCATTAACTAACTCGTCAGTAGTTAAGAGCTCCCCTTTACTGTTATATCTTGCTATACCATTTTTATCAAGTATTTCAACATTACCTGTTTCATTAAGTTTGATGTTGTTTTTTAACAACTCAACAACTTGATCTGGGTTGATAGCACGATTTTTAGATGCAGAGGAAAGCAAAGATTTATTTATCTTAATATCTTTCAACTCTTTTTCTAAACTTGTATATTTTTTGTTAAATTCTTCAGACTTTTCTTTGAGTATCTGCTCAAACTCGCCTTTTTGTATTTTAGTTTTTTCTTCTGCCTGTTTTTGATTTTGCACTGCCTGTATTGCAGTTTCTAAATCTTCTACATCTAACTTTTTGTAGATAGATGCTCTTTCTTTAGCCAATCGTTGCTTGACTATGTTGTTTACATCTTCCTCTGAAAACGTATTAGCATTTACAGTTTCAGTAGGTTGTTCCGTTGGTTGTTCTTCAACAACGGGTGTCGTAGTTTGTTCTACTTGTTTTTCTTCAGCCATTTAATACTCCCTGTTATATATTCCATTCTGGATTAGTCGGAATCCAAGTGTGTCGGCAACGATAACCACCACGAACAATAAACGGATCGCCTGTGGATTTACCAGCCCAACCCTCGTTTTTCCAAATATCCCGAATTTCAGTTTCGGTTAGTGTTCTGTTTATCATTCTTCTACAAAATTGTCTAGAGTCACGGACAAGTGTCCCAACGTATTGAAAATGATTTAGACCACTATCTTTTGCTTTTTTAACAGTAAACTGTCCGTGAAACTGCATTACTGAATCATGTGCTATTTGACCAGCATACTTACGCATGTTATCGCCAGCTCTATCAGACGCATACTCTGTTCTAAGTTTTCGTATTGCCTCCTCAACTTTTAATTTCATACTTCGGCTTGTGTTGAATTTATTTTCATTAACAAAATCAACTAATTTATTGATTTCTGCCATATTAGAACGTTGGTATACTCCGTTTATATGGCCTCTAATATTTGAAACCATATCTTCAAATGGTCTGCCAGCAATTATACTTTGATATACCTCATCATTAATAACTTTTAAAAATCTTTCAGCAACATCTTCAAATCCAGCAAACACTTGATACTTTAATGAATTAATAGTTTGTAAATCAACATCAGTTAAATTTTTAAATTTAGCTGGTATAGGCATTTTACCGAATGTTTTTAATACCTCGTTAGCTACCCTGTTATATTCTTCATTGATAATTAAATCTGCCTCTTCTAAAAATGTGCTTTCAATAATTGATCGTAGTCTTGGCTGTAATTGTATTGCTAGTCTTATATCAACTAAATCTAAACTACCTTTTGTAGCTCTAGTCAGTTCTTTGACAACATCTTCCTCTAAACGATAGAGAGTATTAATTAATCTTTCTTCGTGTTGGTCAGCAAGTTGCTCTAGTATAGCACTCATTTAATACTGTTTCGCCAAGCATATAAACTCCAATATGCAGGACTTAAAGTTTTCTGCCCTTTTACTTTTTTTAGTACACCACCCATACGAGCCATAAAGCTACGTTTCCTTGCTGGTATGTTTGATTTGATTTTCATTCCGGGGTCGCCGAATCTGACTTTTTTTACATTAGATGTTTTTCTATCTTTAACGTAAACAGCAAACTTTCTTGATTGTCCAGGAGTACGAAAAGGTTTACCAAGTTTTACTTTTTTACCTTGATATGTAGCCATTACTTTTTCTTTCGTTTACGTTTACTTGCTCTTAAAATAATATCTTTATCAAAAGTTCCTGAACGACCACGACTAATTAATTTATTTACTCTAGCCATAGACCATTGAGCCATACCAATACGAGGTCTGCTACCACTACTAAGAAATGCACCTTGTCCTCTACGATACGATGCTTTTAAATCAGCAAAGTTAAAAAGTTTTGATTTCTTCGCTTTTGCTTTTAATGTTTTTACAACACTTGCCGATAGTGGTTTTCTAAATTTTCTAGCCATTATATTTTTGTCCTACGTTTTAATAAACTCATTGGAATCCTACCACCACTTTTATAAATTGATGACATAGTTTTTAATAAAGATGCTCTAGCACTACGTTTTGCACCTTTTAAACCAGCTAAATATGTTAAAGGGATTTTAGATTTTTTATCTTTTCTAACTTTCTTCTTCTTCTTCGCCACTTGGTGTTTGTCCTTCTATTTCTGTTGTTTGAAACTGACCTCTAACTGTTCTTGTTGAATCAATCTCATCATTAATAGTTTTAATAGTTTCGTTATCATCAATAACAGCCTCAGCGATTTGTTTATCTAACTCTTTGTTAAATGTTTCTGATTTTATGCCACTTGATTTAGCCATTTGTAAAAACTGTAAATCATTTGCCCAATCTCTAATATCAAAAGTATCTGGGTAATCTACTGCACCGTCCCAATCTTTATCTTGCCACTTTGCCCATACTCCCCATATCTGATCTTCTGCATTTTCTAAGTAATCTGCTTTTTCACTAAGTCTTGCGTTCAACAACTGAAACTCTGTTTGTAATGCTATACCACTTGCTATCTGTGTTCCTGTTGCTCTAACTGAACCCATGTGTGTTATTCTATCTATTGCATCAACTTTGTTTTGAATACATTTCATAATACCGTCTAGGTTTTGCCCACTAGGTTGTATTATGTATGGTTTTAAATTTGGTTCCATGTCTTCTGGTATTTCAATAATGCTACCAGCACCAGCACTTGCCTCAACGTTTGGTGTTTTAACTAAACTTGGGTGATTGGCTAACCTAATTAATTGTTCTTTCTCTGAGTAATCGTTGTAGATAGACTGTTGTAAATGTGCAACATCTGCTAAATCACTGATACCGATAGGACGTTTATTTCCTCTTAGATTGTAAACATTAACTGCTGGTATCATACCAATAGGATTTGGTATTTCTTCTATCGTTCTTATATCTCCGTCAGCATACTCTTTATCGTAATCTTTTACTTCATAAGTGCCGATTGTTTCTTCTGTAAAAACTTTTAATATTGCTCGTTGTGAATTTATATCCTCAACAACAACTAATAAATCTAAATAAAATCTACCACTTGCAGCTCTTTTATAATTCCAATTAACAATGTTTTCTGGAGTATAAATTGAAATATATGGTCTTATGTCTTGTGATAATTCTTCTGCTCTAGTTTTTGCATTAGTTTGTGGTTTGTCAATTATAACCCAACAATTACCATAAATACTTGCGTTCATTTGAACCTCACGCATGACAGTATCAAAAGACCTACCGTCTAAATCAGCATCAGCTATAAATGATTCTAATTGTGGATCGCCATCAAGTGAACCATAATCACGAGTAGGTGGCACTCGCCATAAAAAACTTGTATAAATTTGTACTACGTTTTTGCAGTGGTTATCAAGTGGGGTATGTCTTATCCTGGCATCATACTCTTCAGGACTTTCTAAAATATATCTATGTAAATAATATCCGTTTTTATAATCATTACCACCAAGATAACTACGGATATAGAACTCCCAATTATTGACGTTCTTGTGCCATAAGTCATGTTTGCTTGTTAAAAAATCTCTGTCCATCAACTCCACCTACTAGGAGGTCTCGGTTTAAATTCCCTCTTGAGTGGGAAATTATATTCTACCATATAACCCAAAGCATCGTTAAAGTGATCGTAGCCACTATCTTTATCGGGTATATGCGTTCCCTCTTTGTATATTTGTCTTTCTATGCTTTTAATTACGTTTTTGCAAGATTTTAAAATAAACAAACTATTAATACCTTTTGCATTTTTTAGTTTTGCATTAACTGAATTTATTCTATCTCTAACTAATGGTGCAGTATTTCTTGATCTTACTTCAAAGCCAGCATTTTTTAATATCGCTAAATCAGTAAGACCACCAGCAGATGTTTTACGTTGTCTTGCACTTGGGTCTGGATAAATCACACTTTTATTTTTATACCTACTTTTAATTTCTTCAACCATTTCATTTGTGTTTGATGACCATATTTGTATCTCATCTATAATAATAATTCTATCATTTTCTATTACAGAAACAACAGCACACATCGGATCGACATTGAAATCAAGTCCTATGTGTAAAGTTTTATATGGGTTTGAATAGTTATCAATAATATTTTTATTTCTATCAAAGTTATAATAAATCATACCAGCATAATTGACAAACGATGCCATGTATTCTTGCTGAAAAGTTCTTTCGTCTAAATCTTCTTTTGCTTGTTCTATTTCTTCTTTAGGCACTTGCAATCCCTCTAACGTTGTGAATTTAAAACTTTGCCATTCTTTATCGCTTTGCCCTTTGACGTACATATCATAACCCCAATTACCAAAGCCTCTAGGAGTGCCACAAAATAAAGCATGCCCCTGTGTATCACTAAGAGTAGGTCTTAATACTTCATACCAAGCAACAGGACTTATGTCAGCGAACTCGTCCATGACCAAGAAATCTAGTCCAATTCCACGTAAGCTATTTTCATTATCTGCACCTCTCAACGATATTCTCGAATTGTTACGCAATATTACAGTCAGATCGCTGTTATTTACTTCAGAAACCCAGTTATGCTTACGCAATCTTTGTACTAATTCTTGCCAACATATTGCTTTTGCCTGTCTATAAGTAGGTGCAACATACCAAACTTTTCTATTAGGAAACCTTGCAAATCTAGCAAGTTCATGGATTGCTAAGAAAGTTTTGCCAAATCTTCTGCCTGTAATAAGTATTCTAAATCTAGCAGAATCTTTGATAACTTCTGCTTGTGGTTTAGTTAATGGCATTAAACAAGGTCAGTATTCCATGGCAATGGTTCTGATTCTTCAGATGTTTCAACCTTATCTTTCATACCTAGATAATTTTTAGAAAGCCAAATCAACATAGTAGTATTACCACGCATAGCTTTATCAAACATTGCTCTACGTAATGACCTTTTGCCCATATCCCATCCCTTTTTTATAGGGGGGTCAAAATTACGTTTTAATGTGCTTACTGATACACCACAAAAGTTCGCAATCTCTTCACGAGTACACTGCATTGCGGCTAGTTTTTCTATATCTTCTAGGGTATATGGCAGTTCTTTCTTAGGTCTGCCTACTTTTTTTTTCTCTGTCATTTTATCCTCTTTCCCCTGAGTAGTGGGTATTTTGACTTTTTACATTATTTTTTTTTTAATCTCAAATCTTTTAATTTTAACTCGTAATATCCCTTTTTACTTATGAAAGTCTTACATACATAAGGATATTTTTTTTCGAGCTCTAAAGCAGACCATTTAACCCTTTCTTTTGTTCTTGTTTCTTGCATACCACCAGCCTCAGTATAATACGCAGTTTCTGGTGAAATATAATTAAATCTCGTGACTCCGTTATCATGCAAATAATATTTTATAGTTCTTTCAAAATCTTCTTTGTCTTCTAAATCTACAAAGGCATGTTCCTTGTGATTATTTACAACACCATAAAAACAGCCAATTATATATCTAATATCAAATGTGACGTTTTCTTTCATAAAAAAAGCATTATGAACAGGGTATATTCCCCAAAGATTATTGTTATT